CGCTGTTTATAAAGCAATAGAGGCTATATCATTGGAATTAGCACATAAGTTGTTGCCTTATATAAATTGGGATACACAAACTATGTTTGAAACATTTTCTGTCAAAACAGTGTTAAGTGGTGAATTAACCGCACACATTATGACTGATATTAATAAGAATTATCATAAAGTATGTGATAAACTTATTAAAGATGAATACTACTATTGAGCTTTCATATTGACAAATTGATTTTATTGTGATATACTATATCCATAAGTTAAAGATTTGGAGGTACTCACAATGACAACAAGACATTATACGGCAGATAGGTCGGCAAGAGAGCAGTTTATTCAGAGTATTGGTGAAGGAAAAGTTATTCTGAAGAAGGTTGTTGATAAAGGTCACCCCAATGGTGCGGAAATTCACTGCATCACAGACAATGGAATTATTATTGTCTACAATGAAAGAACCAAGAGATTGGTTACAAAGTTGATTGCACGTCCTGCACAACTTCAGCGTTATTTCAAGGTCGTTCCCAAAGAGTTATATGCTAAGGCTTGCGAACATCAGAGATTGGGGTACAATTTGATTTAAGTATTAAACTTGAGCCACCATGAAAATGTGAGGCTCTTTTTTGTAAGATATGGAGGAAATTAAATGTGTTAGATGATATTTATAAAAGTTATAAAACCTCAGCCCAATTTATATCAGACTGGAGCACAATGAATAAAAATGATTTGGTCAATGCGTATGTTGATTGCACTGATGACATTAAGCGAGAGCATTATATAGGAGCGATAGTATGTAGGTATTGGGGAATGCTGAAAGCAATGTACCAAAAATCTTATATGGCAATGACAGAAGAAGATTGCTATGATTGCTTTATAAGTGCATTGCTGTATTCTTTAGACCGACAAGCATGGAGAAATCCGAATAGCAAACTGTATGGTGACCCTAATGGAGCAGATAAGGCTATCAATGTTTGCATAGCAAGTCGAAGAAATACTTTCTTCCAACAGAACAATAGGTATAATCGTAAGATAAATCATGGGCTTGCATCCATTGAGCAGTTACAAGAAGAGGCAAATGATGCTTTTATTCCAGCAGTTGACACTGTATCTGCATATAAGTCAAATGATACAAGCGATTTAGTTTGTAAGGTCTATGATGAGGGGAATAATATTTTTGCAATAATCGTTGACAAGATTTTTAATGATGATAATGTATTTGATTATTTCAAAGATACGTCAGAGAGTCAGTTCAATATTGATAAGTTGATTAAATCTATCCGAGAAATGGGGGATGATTATTACACTTACTTTGCTGAAACTTACGGATATGATTTTGATGCAGTCAAGCGCAATTTTTCGATTTATGCGGGAAAGCCTAAGTCCCTCATTAAGTCAGAAGTTGAATTTTGGATAAACACGTTAAATTATAAAAGGTAGCTTATGTTATTGGATTTATTATCACCAAACAATCAAAAAACTTTTAATATTAAGCTTGCAAAGAAGATTGGGCTTATAGCCAGTATCTACATAAACGAATTGCTTGATATAAATGATAAGGCATATCGAAAGAATACCATTGTTGATGGCTTTATTACTGTTGACAGAAAGTATATTGAAGACCAAATAACAATCTCAGCCAAAGAGCAATATGAGATTGATGACAATCTTGTTAAGTCTAAAATTCTGTGCATAAGTGATGACAATAAGGATTGTATCAAGTTGGATATGGAGATGCTTTGCGCTGTCTGTGAGTTTGATGCTAATACTACAAAAGAACTTGCTAAGCAGATGAAGGTGAAATCCAAGAAGACCAAGCAAGAATATAATGTAGACACCCTCATGAATCATGTGAAGTGTAAAAATACTGAATTACGTACTGCATACTTTAACTGGCTTACAGCAGTAGTATTAAAGCATGGCTTACAGACAGTAGCCTTGATAGAATCCACAGAAAAGAGAATTGATGAGTATTCCCAAATGGATTTAGACGTTGCTTTATGGGTATTAGATAAAGCAATGACAAATCAGTGGAAGGACGTGGATTGGGCGATAAAAGCACATAAGGAGTTGACAAATCCGACAAGATATGGTAATATAAGAGGAAATAGTCAACAAACAATGAAGAAGAATGTTGCAACTACACAGTTGTCTAACGAGGGATTTTAATGTATAGTGATGAATGCTTTTTAAAGGACAGATGTAAGCGCTACCAAAAGCATAAAGATGAGTGTGAATCCCATACTACGTGTGAGAAATTACTGAGATATGAAATTCTTTATAATAATGCCTTTTTAACGGAGAATCAGCGTAAACGTATAACTCTATACCCAGATGCGGACGGACGTGATAGAGAGGCATTTATGACGTTAAAACAGTGGCAAGATAACATCGAACAAGCAGTTAAAGAAAATCATAATCTTTATATCTGGTCGGAATTTGCTGGAAATGGTAAAACAAGTTGGGCTATTAAGTTAGTGCAAGCCTATATTGATGCCATATGGCATACCACCATTTCCACTAAGGTAATGTTTATAAACGTCCCAAAGTTTTTTATAGAACTGAAGAGTAACATATCTGCGGAAAGTGCATATATTAAAAGTATAAATGAAAATATATTCAAGGCTGATTTAGTGGTATGGGATGATATTGGTACTAAATCAAGCTCTCCTTTTGAAACAGAAAATCTCTATAATCTAATAAATATGCGTACTGATTTAGGCAAAACTAATTTCTATACTTCCAATGTTGCCCCAGATAAATTAGGGGAATTCTTAGGAGAGAGATTAGGTTCTCGTGTGGGTACTGGAAGTACATGTATACATCTTGTGGGGTCAGACAAAAGGGGGTTGGGTAGATAATGATACAGTGTCAAGTTCTTAATGCAATTCTTGACAGAAAAGATACTCAGTTGTTATCTGCTAACAACATTACACAAGATTTCTTTTCTGATTATAAAGATGAATATAACTATATTGTTGACCATATCAACAAGTATAATACAGTTCCAGACAAAGAATCATTCATATCAAAGTTTCCAAATTTTGATGTATTGACTGTTAATGAGCCAAACCAATCACTCATTGACAGTTTATATAATGATAAAATATTTAGAACATCTGTTTATAACTTTAATGATATTCGTGATAGCCTTAATTCGAAAGATATACAAGGACTGTTACATAAATATCAAAGGGCTTATGAACAGTTGTCAAAAACAACAAGCCTTACATTTACAGATATTGTAGGTAACACACAAACCAGATATGATACTTATTTGGATAAGTGCAACAATCTATCCTCTTATTATGTAACCACTGGATTTCCAGAATTGGATAAGGTTATTGGTGGTTGGGATAGAAAAGAAGATTACGTAACCATTGTTGCAAAGTCTAATACTGGTAAAACGTTCATCTTATTGAAGTCGGCTTTGTGTGCATCAATGGCTGGGCTTCGTGTTGGTATCTATTCTGGTGAAATGTCTGCAAATAAGGTAGGCTATCGTATTGATACACTTGCTACAAACATCAATAACTATGGCATTATGCACGGAGACATTAACCTTCGTGATTCTTATAAGGATGCCTTAGATGAATTGAAAACAAAGTGTAGAGCACCTATCTTTGTATTAACACCAGAAGATATTGGTGGGCTGGCAAATGTAAATACCTTACGTGCCTTTATTTCAAAGGCTGAATTGGATATTCTTTTCATTGACCAGCACTCATTACTTGAGGATGTACGTGGGGCAAAAGACCCAGTAACAAAAGCAAGTAATATTTCCAAGGATTTAAAAATCCTCCAGCGTACAACTGGAAAACCTTTAATCACTGTGTGTCAGCAAAATCGTTCCAAACTTGATGAGGGTGGTAAGCGAACTGACACAATCGCACAGTCAGATAGAATTGGTCAAGATAGTACAGTAGTTCTTTTCCTTGATTATGATGGTAGCGTATTAACACTGACAGTTGCAAAATCAAGAGATAGTGCAAAAGACCAAACACTGAAATATGCGTGGGATATTAATTTCGGTAAATTCATCTTCATGCCAGAGACTGATGATGCCACTGGTGGAGAAGATTGTGATAATCTTAAAAAGCATTTTGATGAGTGTGATGGAGAGGATGATACATTCAATTAAGTATTGACAGATTGAACGTTTTGTGATATAATGGAATTACGAATAGGCAATAAGATAATAGATGAAGACATGGAGGTAATTCTTAAAGATTTAAGGAATGAATTACCCTATGGATACTTTCGAGATATAAAGAGGGGTGGGCAGAGTTCGTTGCTCGTGTCTTGCCCCTCTCATAAAGGTGGGCAAGAGAACCACGCAAGCTGTCTTTGTTGCAGTGTGCAAGATGACCCTAAGTTTGAATATGGGGAAATGCACTGCTTAGCATGTGGATATACCAAAAAGTTGCCAGAGGTAATTGCTGACTTATTTGGGTCTTCTGTGTCTGTAGCTGAACAGTGGTTAGTTGACCATTATGGTGACGTATTTGTTGAGAAATCTCAATTCTTTAAGGGATATGAGATAGAAAATTCTAAACAGTATGGGGATGAGTCTGAACTTGAAAAGTACAGATATTATCATCCATACATGTATCAGCGAAAACTCACCAATCCCATTATTGAAAAATTTGATATTGGATATGATAGCGAAACGAATTCCCTAACATTCCCAGTGTGGGATGCTAAAGGGCATTATCTTTTTGTAACTAAACGTAATGTAAGCAACAAACAATTCTTTATACCAAAGGACGTTGAAAAACCAGTATATCTCTTGAACTTTGTGCTACAAGAGGGATATGATGAGGTCTATGTGTGTGAGTCACAGATTAATGCATTAACCTTATGGACATATGGATTGCCTGCAATAGCTCTTTTTGGAACAGGCACATATGAACAGATACAGATATTAAATAAGAGTGGCATAAGGCATTTTATACTGTGCTTTGACCCAGATGATGCTGGTCTAAAGGGTATTAACAGATTCCTACATTATGTGAAGAAAGATGCCCTTGTAGACGTTGTGAAGTTCCCAAAAGAACGAGATGTAAATGATTTATCTCAGCAAGAATTTATGTATTGCCGAGATAAAGCTCTTAATTCGAATATAACTGTGTGATAAGCACAGTATATTTTACATATATTAATTTTATATAAATAACCTATTAGATTTTATCAGATTATAAGGAGAAAAACAAAATGTCAAAAGTAAATTCATTTGATGATGTACAGAGTGGTGGTAATAGTGCTTTTACTGGACTTCCCAATCTTAAGTTGGCTGATGATAATGATTATGCAATCGTTAGAATTATGCACGAAAATATTGATTCCCTTGAGATTCACAATGTGCACAGTCTTGAAATCAACACCCCTACTGGTAAGAAGTTCTATTCCACAGTAGATTGTCTCAGAGAGGCAAACGAATCTCCAGACAAGTGCCCTCTTTGCAATGCTGGCTATAAGTTAGCAACACAGGTACTTATTCATTTGCTTGAGTATCAGTCAGATAAGCATGGCAATCAGAATTGCGAACCAGTTGTTTGGGCAAGAACTGCAATTTGGGTAAAGAACAATATTCTTTCACTTTTTGCAACTTATGGCGAGAGCCTTCCCAATGTACTGTTTAAGATAACACGTCATGGTAAGAAGGGTGACCAGACAACAAAGAATACCATTAAGGCAATGCCCGAAACACTTGGTGGAATGCCTCCTCAG